ATGAAAGCAAAACTGATCCTTGTAAATTTTATTGCCTCCTGGTTCGGACTGGCTATTGATACGGAATATTCACCGCTGTGGGCATCGCTCATGGCGGTTGCATGGTTTCTCGTTTCGGGTACGCTGTTTTTACGGTCAGCCCGGAGGGGTGATTTTAAAGAGATTGAAAAACGATTTAACATTGGTAAACTATGAATAAGCAAAACAGGAAAGACCTACAAGAGGCATTAGACCTTATTAATAAGGCCGCGGAAATCATTTCTGCCGTGAAAGAAGAGGAGGAAGAAAAATACGACAATCTTCCCGAGGGGATACAGGATTCGGAAAAAGGTGAAAGATTTCAGGAGAACATCGATAATCTTGATTACGCTGTATCTGATATTGAGAGTGTGGTGGAATATGTGGAAAACGTAATTAACCAATAAGCTATGGAAACTAAAAAAGAGAGTGTGTTCATGCAGATGCGCAATGGTGACCGAACCGATGAAGGTTCATTTAATGTGGGTTTACAAAAATTGTTTTATCTGGCTGATGCACGGAATAAACGCAAACTTGTAAAAGCATTTCCCGAATTTTTCGGTGATGAAGTACCTGAATTTGGAATAACCAAATCCCTGAAAAATGGTGCTGAAATTATTACCGATGAAAGATTGAGACAAATAGGGGTTGAAGGTTGGGATTTGGAACATGACAAAATCGCTAATACATCAGAAGAACTGGTATGGGCGGCTGTAAGCTATGCAATTCCAGAAGATAACAGAAACTATGAGTTTTCACCGAGAAACCTTTTTCCCTTCGACATGAAGTGGTGGAAACCATCTCCGGACAACCGGATTAAGGAACTGGCTAAAGCGGGAGCATTAATCGCTGCAGAAATAGATAGGCTGCAATCCGACTCTAATTCCTAAATGGTTCACGGCGGGGTTCGATTCCCCGCATAGGAACAACGAAAAAGTTTTAAGCGATGTATCAAACAATAGACGGAACATTGGTAATAACGGTAAACGACTGGTGCCGGGCTGGATTGACTGAGAATCAATTTCAGAATGACAGCAAGCGTGGTTACTTATATATCTTCCGGCGTGGGGTGCATGGTAACACGTTGATTGACGTGAAGAGCATCAGGCGTCCGGAAAGATTACGTGTAATTGAAAACGCGTACGGTAAGATAGAGTCCGAGGGCGTTAAATCAATCTTCACCGTGGAGTTAGACACAAATGCACGTGAATTTTTTATAACGAAATGCCGTAAGCCGGACGGATCACCCCTTGACCCGGATCAAATAACAAAATATACAAACAGGTCTTCAATACTCGAAGGCATTAAACGCGGATTAGAGAAACAAAGGATTGCGAGGGCAAAAGCAGGACAGAGGTTAAAAATGGGTGAATTCTGGAAACTGGCTTGTGATTGGTACCTCGATCAGTTGAGTGAGTTTCCATGTGATCCTATTTCAAATTGGCGTGCCCTTGAAAGAGTATTTAAACAGTATTTAAAAGATGGTTATAGTTCAATTGTGCATGGGAATGTGGGTAATGATGCGGCAAGGTTAGTATCGGCAAGAGCGGACAGGTTGATCCAGTCAATATACAGGATGAATGACAAGCCCTTTATTAGCAGGGTGCATGAATTGTATCTCGATTTTGTATCCGGATCACGTGAATTGTATGACCGTTCTACCGGGGAAGTGTTCAAACCTGAAGAATTTAGATATAAGGGTCGCGCCCAGGAGATATCGGAAGCGACAATTAGAAATTACTTGAAAGATGTAGTCAACGAGACTGCTACTTACATGGACAGGAACGGTAATTTCGACTATGTAAATCGAAAGCGTCCGAAACATCAACGGCATATCGGCCGGTACTCACTCAGTAAGATATCGATGGATGATGTGGCGTTGAGTCGTAAAAGTGTACGGGGTTTTGTTTATAAATATATTTCTGTGGACGTTGTGTCCGGATATTGGTTCCGCCCGGCGTATGTTGTTGGAAAACCGAGCATAAATACCATTATAGAATCGTTCAGGAACATGTTCTGCGAGTTGATTGAATTCGGGTTACCGATGCCAGGCGAATTGGAAGTAGAAAACCACCTCATGAAAGATATTCCCTGGTTGAAGGATGTTTTTCCATTTGTCCGCTTCTGTACATCACCTACTGAAAAGAGAGCGGAACACAAAATAAGGGAATTCAAATATGGAGTATCGAAAGATAACGGGCATACGCGCGGTAGATGGTATGCAAGGCATGAGGCATATAAGAGTGTGCGTAATAAAGTTAACGGAGATTATGTAGAACCGGAATATCAACCCCAAGCAATTGTTGCCGATGATTTGGCGGACATTGAAAAACATAATAACGAATTACACCCATTGCAAAAAACATATCCTGGCATGACAAGGAAAGAAGTGTTCCTGTCAAATGTTTTCCCCGGATTAAAACCGATAGATCATTGGTATCTGTACCGGTACATTGGTAACGAAACGGAAACATCAATTTATAACAATGATTATTGCCCGGTTCAGGGAGAAAATTTTGAACTGACGGATTATGCGAGCCTGAAACGGTTAAAGCCAAATAATGTAACTGTATCGGCTTACTGGCTACCTGAACCGGACGGATCAATAAACAAGGTATATCTATACCAGGGCGACACATACATCGGAGAGGCGATCAACAAATCGCAGTTTGAATATAATGAAAACAGGATTGAGCGATCCGACATTGACGAGGCAAACATTCTACATCAGAATAAGCGTATTGCCAAATTTGACAAGTTCATAAAGCAACACCGGTCGGAAATTCCAAACGTGGGTATGATGACGGCATCTGATGCAAGGGTATTGAATGATATCAAGACGGAAATCGTGGAGACAGAGCAACCGGACGGGTATGAGGAGGATGAATTTAGTGAATTGGAAAACATGGACTGGGGTTCCCGTGCAAGAATGAGTTTATAAACATTTTTAAAACACCATATTATGATTACAACTGAATTAAAAAAACGGATCATTGAGGAAATGGTGCGTGACCGGTCAAATTTTTCCGGTTCGGACGCAAAGTATGCCGTTTCTCTTGGAATTAACAACGCCCAGTATAGCCGGATAAAAAACGGTGAAACTGAACGGGTATTGAGTGATGCCAACTGGATCACCATCGCACGAAGGCTGGATGTAAAATTGAATGATCAACCTGTATGGAAAGTCGCTAATACTCCGGTTTTCCAATTTATAACAGTGCAATTGGAGATGTGCCAACTGCAAAGCATGTCGGCAATGATTTGTGACCTGAGCGATATCGGTAAAACATTTACGGCAAAACACTATGCCAGGACGCATAAGAATGTGGCTTATATCGATTGCAGCCAGGTAAAGACCAAACAGAAACTTATCAGGCAAATAGCAAAAGAATTCGGGGTGGGCATAAACGGCAGGTATGCCGATGTTTATGAAGATTTGGTGTTTTATCTTAAAACATTGCCCACCCCTTTGATCATCCTGGATGAAGCCGGTGATCTTCAATATGACGCCTTCCTTGAAGTAAAAGCACTTTGGAATGCTACCGAAATGTCTTGTGGCTATTATATGATGGGTGCCGATGGATTACAGAAAAAAATGCGCCGTGCGATGGAAAACAGTAAAGTGGGTTATACGGAGCTGTTTTCTCGCTTTGGCAAGCGTTTTGGCAAAGCCATACCGGAAGGTGATGAAGGTAAAAAAATATTGCAGGCCACGGCTCTGATGATTATCAAGGCAAACACAACTGACGGGGCAAACGTGAATAAAATATTGCGTGAGACTCTTGGCGAGGATAGCGTTCCAAGCCTGCGACGGATTTATAAAGAATTGGCAAAAGCAAACTGATGAAACGGGCGATATCGGTAAGTAATGTATATGATGCGAAATTCAATACGCTTGAATTCGAGGGTATGTGGCGAAATGCTGTCGGATGCCCTGAACTTGCCGGATCATGGTTTATTTATGGGCCTCCTAAAAATGGGAAAACGAGTTTTGCCATGATGCTGGCAAAGTATCTTACCAATTTTGTAAAGGGCGCATATGATAGTGTTGAAGAGGGGTTGAGCCTTTCCATTAAAATGGCAATGGAGCGTACAAGGATGTCTGAAGTTGGAGGAAGGTTAGTCCTTTTGGATAAAGTGGAAATCCCGGAACTGAGAAAATGGCTTAAGAAGCGTCGGGGTAACTGGTTCGTGATAATTGACAGTATCCAGTTTGCCCAAATGACATTCGCTCAATACAAATCAATGAAAGAGGATTTTCCTAATTGTCTTTTTATCTACATCAGCCATGTGGATGGCAAGCAACCGGACGGACAAGTCGCCAAAAGAATATGGCGAGACGCAAATGTCTCTTTTCGAATTGAAGGTTTTAGAGCATTTCCGGTTGGGAGATATGGCGGTGGAGAATTTATAGAAATAAGCAAAGAACTTGCTTCCCAGTATTGGGGATTAGATCAAACACACTAAAGAATTATACTCATGCAAACAATAATGGATAAAACAAAAACCTTGCTACTTAAAAAATTCCACACCATGTGCGGAAAGGCAGGCATAAAAGAAGAACAAAAGCGGGAGATGATTGCGGCATATGGAGTCTCCAGTTCTCGTGACCTCACAGCGCGTGAATTGCTTGACCTTTGTGATACGATTGACCGCACGATCAATAAAGCGGCCGCAGAGACAGACAAGTGGCGTAAACGGGTGATTGCAGCCATATTCGGATGGCGCAAAGTGATGGGTAATGAAACGAACATGAATGAAGTAAAAGCTATTGCATGCCGGGCTGCTGATGTGGAATATTTTAACGCTATTCCTCTCGAACGGTTGCGGTCAATATACTACGCTTTTACAAAGAAAACGAAAGATTTACAATTCGTGGAAAAGATGACAGCCGAGGAAATAGATTTTAAGACATGGATTAACTAATTGAAGAGATGGCATACAACCGGAAGAATTTTCTTGAAAGAGTGGTAAAGATACAGGATATTGTGTTGGAAAATCAACACAAACATCCGGGTATTACCATGATCAACATCTACCGGTTGTATGTGCGGGATGAATATCATATCTCCTACTCAACATTTAACAACTATATGAGTATTCCCGCTAAACGGGAACTGGAAAAATATAACAACAATGAAGATTATGAAAGGTGAAATTTTAAATACAGTTGAAAGGCAAGAATTATTTAATGAGTTGATGAATACGATAAAACAAATTAGCGAACTGCCAATGATCCAACAGCTCCGTGCAATACTGGATTTAGAAAACTATATCGCTGAGATTTATGAAAAAGGTTATAAGGACGGATTTGAAAAAGGAAAGATACAGGGGCTTAATGTCCTCAAAAATTAGAAGATAGATTAATTTAATTGATAACCACATTAAAACTATTATTTATGGCAAAGAGAGTAAAAAAAGTGATCCACAGCGGGATCAGATCAGAACAAATGGAAACGGCATTCGCGGAATATGCAGCGGCGGATGCCAGACTGGCGAAGATAAACGCCACGATGGATGAACAGATTACTCGCATACGCGAGAAATACTCGGATGACATTGCACAGTTGACTTCTACAAAAGACAATGCCTTTGAAATAGTACAGGCATATGCACAGGAAAACAGAGATGTATTGTTTGCAAAGAAGAAATCACTCGATGCGGCGCATGGGACATATGGATTCCGTACCGGTACCCCGAAGCTGAAAACGCTGAAAGGTTTCACCTGGGAAGCCGTAAAGAACCTGTTGAAGGAGTTTCTTCCCAAATATGTTCGTGTACAAGAAGAGCCGGCAAAGGATAAGTTACTCGCGGATCGTGAAGTGAAAAAAGTGGCGGAAAATTTGGCTAAGTGCGGCATCACTGTTGTCCAGGACGAAACATTCTTTATCGAATTGAAGAAAGAGGTGCAAGACGCATGAAAAAACAGCCTGAATACACGTATGAACGGGATGGCGGGATATGGACTATTATCCGCTGGCGTAAGAATAGGAAAGGAAATGGTTATGTCGGTGAAAAGATGTGTACCTGTATCGAGCAGGAAGATGCCAGGTTTATCGTGTACAAGCTGAATGGATGGAAGTATAAATCTTAATATTAACAATTATGTACAACTGGTTTGAGTGTAAGATTAATTACGAAAAGGTGCTGGAAACAGGCATGCAGAGGAATGTTTCTGAGCCGTATTTGGTCGACGCATTGTCGTTTACCGAAGCGGAATCCCGGATTGTCGAGGAGATTAAGCCGTTTATCAACGGTGAATTCTCTGTATCGAACATACGTCGCAGGAAATTCACGGAATCATTTTTTAATGAGACGGGTGATCGCTACTATGATGCGAAATTGAATTTCATCACACTCGATGAAAAAAGCGGAAGCGAGAAACGGACAACTGTTCACATGCTTGTGCAGGCGTCGGACATTGAGGGTGCTTTGAAAATAGTAAAATCAGAAATGAGCAAAGGAATGATCGACTATTCTATAGTTGCGATCACCGAAACGCCGATTATGGATGTATTCCCTTATGCGAAAAATGACTAAGTGATGGGCAAAAGGAGTATTTCAAATCCGGATCAGGCAATGGTGGACAGGCGCCGGGAACGACGGGTAAAGGTCGAGCAAAGGATTATGGACGTCGAATTCTGGCTTATTTCATTTCCTTCAACGCATCCTGAATGGACAAAGTATGTGAGAGAGTACAACGCGCTGAACATTCAACTGGCACAACTTGACGGAGAAAAACCTGTATCCGGATTTGAATTAAGCCCTTACCGTATTCTAACAACTAACAAATAGGTACAAATGAAAACATTACAGATTACAGAAGCGTATGGACGGAAGTTATACCCAGATGCAACGCCGGAATTCAAATCGAAATTAGAGGGTGCTTTTGGTAAGGACTTTTCCTTAAAGAAAGTAACGGATTGTGAAACCTACGAAGAGGTTTGCCACTTCATCGGGGAAATCCCGATCGATGAAGAGGAATTGAAAAGGCTCGGTTTCACACAAGATGAGATCGATTACAGGAAACTGAAAACAATTACAAAAGTCTATAACGACGGGTGGGTGGCTGACTATAACAATCCGAATCAGAAAAAGTGGATGCCGTATTTTGACTTTTCCTCGTCGGGTGCCCGCTTCTACGCTTCGTTTTGCAACTTCTCGCGTGCGTATGCGGGTCGCGCGGCTCGCCTTTGCTTCAAAGACGAAGCGACTTCGGACGCGGCCGGAAAGAAATTTACTGAACTGTACGTGAGATTTATAAACAATTAAAAAATTACATCATGTTGAAATTAAGCAAAAAAGTAGAAAAGGCGTTCAAGGATGCCTGCAAGAAAACCCGTCATCCGGAAAAAATTGATTTGTCAAGCATGCCTGAAAGCATGAGAGACCAGGCGATGGCAGAATATATGCTGAAGGTAATCGCGGAAGCGAGAAATGACGGTTGGAAAGCTGACTATAACGATCCTAATCAGAAGAAATGGATTCCGTGGTTTGTTTTTTCCTCGTCGGGTGCCCGCTTCATCGTTTCGAATGACTACTGCTCGAATGCGTTTGCAGGTCACGCGGCTCGCCTTTGCTTCAAAGACGAAGCGACTTCGGACGCGGCCGGAAAAGAATTGGTTGAACTTTACGAAATAGCCATCAACGGCTAATGTATGATAAGGTTGTCCATTTTAGGGGTTTTTCCTCGTCGGGTGCCCGCTTCAACGATTCGAATTACAACTACTCGAATGCGAATGCAGGTCACGCGGCTCGCAATTGTTTCTTTAGAAAATGGAGACCTTGCCTCTCGGCAAAAGACAACAAGCTTGAAAGGTGTTAGTATCCGTCTGACGGCAGAACGCTCCAAGTAGACAAGCAAAGTAAAAATGAAAATATGAAACGTATTGGAAATTTATTTGACAAAATATGTGACCTTTCTAACCTCTACCGGGCTTATGAAATAGCCCGGAGAGGAAAGGGAGGGCAATATGGCGTAAAACTCTTCGAAAAAGATGTAGAAGGGAATTTGAATCAGCTTCATCAGGAGTTGATGAGTGGGACTTACCGGACATCAGAATACAAGGTGTTTACGATTTATGATCCCAAAGAAAGGGAAATATCCTGTTTGCCATTCAGGGACAGAGTCGTACAACACGCCATCATGAATATACTTGAACCTGTATGGCGGAAGATCTTTATCCGGAATACCTATTCCTGTATAAAAGGTAGGGGTATACACGATGCACTGAGGCATTTGAAAGGTGATCTGAAGGATGTGGAGAATACACAATATTGCTTGAAGTTGGATATCAAGAAGTTCTATCCGAGTATTGATAGAGACCTCCTGAAGGTTATTGTCCGGAGAAAGATCAAGGATGCCAGATTATTGCAGCTTCTTGATGAAATAATCTATAGCACACCCCGAGGAATACCCATCGGTAATTATTTGAGTCAGTTTTTTCGCGAACTTGTACCTTACGTACTTCGACCATTGGTTGAAAGAGGACAGGAAGATAAAGTATTATCACCGGTACGCTGATGATATTGTGATACTGGCTGCAGATAAAGCTTCTTTACACGGGTTATTAGTCGATATTAATCATTATCTGGTATCCGAACTTAATTTACAGTTAAAAAGTAATTATCAGATATTCCCGGTCTCAGATAGAGGTATTGACTTTGTCGGCTATAAATTCTATCATACGCACATCCTGATGCGTAAATCGATTAAGAAACGTTTTTGCCGGAAAGCGGCAAGGCTGAATAAAAAGAATTTGACAGCAAAGGAATACAAGCGGAGGATCGCACCATGGACGGGATGGGCAAAACACTGCAATTCTAAACATTTGCTCAAAATAGTATTAAATAGATATTATGAAGAGGTTTGCTGATTTTGGAATAAACACGCTTGAAGACAAGCACATTTTCGCCGTTCCTGTAATCTCTATTGAAGAAGTGACAAACTGCGAGATAGAGATATTGGATTTTGAGCCAAACGTGAAAACCCGGCATGGTGACGGCAGGTACATCGTGAAGGTAAAGCACGAAGGAGTTGAACGGAAGTTCTTCACGAATGCCGCTCCGATCAAGGAGGCACTCGACCAGATACCCAGTGGTAATTTCCCTTTTATAACGACAATTAAACAACAACGCTTCGGATCAGGAAGCGGTAAAACATTTTATTTCACATGATTACAGTATTTATTATAACCGGATTAAGTATTCTGGTGTTGGCATTCGCTTTAATTTGCTTATTCCAGAAGGCTGATATTGAAGATTTAAAGAATGATCTTCACCGGGCGCGGGAGATGTATATGGAAGAAAGTAGCCGGAATATCGAACAGCTACGTAAAAACATCTTCCGGGATGACATGGAACTCTTAAACACATTGCCATGAGATGTCTAAGACTAAATAGGGTAAAGGCCTTCATCAGGCAGTTTATCAAGAAGCACATCGTTATGTCAGTGAGTCAGGAATTTGGGAAAATCTAAACAAGATATATATGATCATTGAAGTTTCAGCCAGAACAGGCATCTCCGTTGACAATATTCTTGGAAGAACCCGTACACGTGAAGTTGCGATTGTCCGCGAGTTGTATTACAAATTGATATTGGAAAAGAAGTGCTTTTCCATAACACTTATATCCAAGTTATGTGAACGTAGTTACGCTACGATCCAGTCGGGAATTAACCATGTGAACGATCTGCTATCAGTTGGAGATGGATACACAGTGAGAATGTGGAATCAAATGAAAGGAATTGAGCCATGATAATTGGATTTAAAGATCGATTCAAGGATGCGATCCTATCAGGATCGAAGAAACATACCATCCGGGAAGATAAGTCAAACCGATGGCGCCCTGGATGTCTTATGCACATGGCAACCGGTATTCGCACAAAGCAATACAATTGTTTTTGTCACAAGAAATGCATTAGCACTCAAAAAATACAAATTATATATGGTTACAATGCGGTAGCTGTGACTATTGATGATGTGTTTGTTGGTACAGCCTATTATAGTGATATCGGTGACATAAAAAGATATTGGGGAAATCTGGAAACTCTTGCCAGGAATGATGGGTTTGATTCAGTGTCTGATTTTTTCAAGTGGTTCAGTAAGGATTTCTCTGGTAAAATTATTCATTGGACAGATTTAAGATATTAGGTATGACACTAAAAGATCATAAGAGTAAAATTGATGCACTTTCGCACGAAGAAATATGCCGAATTTGGAGATTTGGCGGCGGAAGAAAGGAATGGTTTGACGTGAATCATAAGGCTTCAGGTTATTTCCTCGATCGTTTGTTCAGTCATTTCGGAGGTTTTACACCCGAAATTTCAAAAAAAATAGGATGGAAAGGTTATGATGAGTAAAGAATTTATCAAACTAACAAAAGAGGCTATGGGATACACTCCCACGCCTGACATATGTGCTAATTGCGCTTACATTAGAAGGGACTTCGACCCAATGACCGGCACAGGTTATTACTGCAGTTTTAGCAATCTATGTTCCTTTAATGTTTCTGAGACTGGATATTGTACCAAATTCAAAAAGAAAGAAAAATGATAAAGCAAATTTTAAGCAGGATTGCCCCGAAGGCATACATCAGAACTTATACCGGAGAACTGGTAAACGTGTTTAATATCGATCCGGAACAGATACACATAGAGGATATCGCACATGCGTTATCAATGCAGTGCCGTTTTTCCGGCCATACACGCGAGTTTTACTCGGTAGCGCAACATTCCTGCTACTGTTATGAATTGTCGCAGGAATATCCCCTTGAGTGCCTTATGCACGATTGTGCGGAGGCTTACCTTCACGATGTCGCATCACCTATAAAGAAGTGGTTCTTCGTATATAGGATCATGGAGAACCGGCTAATGAAAGTACTCGCCAAGAAGTACGGATTTACCTATCCGTTTCCACCGGAAGTACATAAGATTGACAAGGACATGCTGCATAACGAAATGTGTAGCTTTATGGGCAAAATCAGCCGTTATTTCATAATGGTTGAATCATGGGATCACCAACAGGCCAAAGGTGAATTTTTACGTATTTTCAGGCTTTTAGACAAGGTAAGATCAACCGATAATAACCAATAAGGAATGAAGTATATAATTTTCGAGGATGAAGTATCCGGACTATTACAGCCGGTTATATTTGGCGATCACACCACACACGCTCAAGTAAAGATAGACCGGGCAAAGCCTATAAGTGCGGGATTCTTTTGTTTTGAAAAAGGTGAGATTCAAGTTTACGGAGAGAGTGAGAGTTTGGGATTGAAATCCCATTTCTCTGATCTGGACTATATCTGCAAGGTATTCATGAGTATGGGAACAGCCCATTTTATACCGGGCTTATTTTGATGATAAACGACTTTTTTTAATTATTGACCGCCTCTGTTTGAGAAAATAGGGGCGGTTTTTGTTAATTAAGAAATTGATTTGTAATTTTGTGAAAAACAGATAAGTTAAAAAAACAATGCAATGAAATTTTATAAAATAGTGGCAATAATAACCTTAATTATTTTTCTGTTACTATCATTTTTCTTTATACATGAAAATAGGATTTTTATGTCTTTAGTAGTTGCCTTATTAGGTATTATCTTCTACAAAGGAATAACCGCTTCAGTCAAAAAAAAATATGGTAAAAAACAGACAGAAACTCAAATTGTTCAAAAGAAATTACCTGATTTTCATTGGAAAGAAATTGAAGGAAAAGGATTACAACTCCTTGAAAGTATCCATATTATTACGAATACTAAGAATCTGGACATATTGAGAGGCCGGATGATATTTATCAATCAAATATATCCTTCCTTATTGTCCTATTCCTCTTTGCATAGATATACTATGGATGTACAGAAATCAATTGACAGGTATAAAACGATATATTATGATAAAATTTTGACAAGTGTTCAAACGGTTCTCCTGCTAAAACCAAATATACAAATGATGGAACAATTGTATTCTGATTGTATCCTTACGTGCTATGCTCGATACGTTGAACAGCAAAATGAGGAGATATCCAGGCTGAAAACAAATGCAGCTAAGGAAAGGAGGCGCGAAGATATTATAAATAAGGGATATATCGCCAAGTATATGTTTAAGGAATTTGACCTACCGGACAATGGGTATTTACAGAAAATTGAGGACATCAGGAAAATATATTATTCTTATAGAAAGGAAATTGAATCATAGATCATACTTGTTTTTATTATGAAAAAAAAATTATTAGTTACCTTTTTTGCTTTTTCGGCATTTACGATCAATGCCCAGGTTAAATTTATATCGAGTGACTTGAGTGATGTTCGCCAACTTGCCGATAGCATTGCGTTAAATGCAAAACAGGATTTTGTTTTTCAAAAAGAAGGGAAAGCACTCAACAGCGCCAATCACTATATTGTACTTTACACTGAAAAAGGAAATGATGAGAATCGGATGGTTGTAGCATTCTGGATTAAGATGGTTGGGCGGAATGAAGCTTTGGAAATTGGAGGTACACCGGAATATAGATTTGAGCGTGTATCAGGCAAGTTTCTTGACCTGTTCTCATTTTGGAAGTGTCATATCAATCCGGATGCTGAATTGATTACAACGTCCAACCGTGAAAAGGATGAGGTGGAAATTGAGGGGAGCCGGTTTGTTTTGAAGAATACCGGCACCCAATGGGAAATAAGGCGATTCGACAATTAAAACTTACACATCGAAAATCTTATCAGGCGCTACCCAACTGGGTGGCGCTTCGTTTTTTATATCTAATTCCGCGGCAGGATTCTCCGTTTCAGTAAACAGAACTGCGGCAGACGTATCGTTGATGAGACATTGAAACGAAATACGATAGAGATTACCTGCTCCACCACTGTCTTCACGCCGCATATCAACGCGTCTCATTTCTGAAAATGAATTACCGGGCTTACCGTGAAAAAGGGCATGCAATTCGGAAAGTTGTTCGAGGTATTCAAGCGCATTATCCTGGTTCATACTATCGTCATATGTATCTGAAAATGTTTCGTAGAACAGGTACATATCTATCTGGGTAATGACATCCTGAATGAGTAAGCCGCGATCCTGCGTTTCAATTGTGCTGAAAGCCACAAATATGGCGGGTGTGGAGAATGGTAGTTCTTCGGTAAGATAACTGACCTGTTCATGCCATAGGTCTATGTGGTTTATGGCCGGAATGTTTGCCCGGATGCGGGCTGCTATTTCTTTGTAGGGTTCTGTCCAGTAATTCATAATTTAATCGGTGTTTAAATCGTTTTTAGATGATGTTTCAATAGTGCTTTGAAGCCACATATCAAGTTGCTGCATGAAAGTTTCACTTTCTCCGATGAATTGCCGTTTCGGTATCTTTATTTGCCTTCCTACCGGCATTAAGGCCATACGCCGATAAAATTCAGCTATCGTACCGGCATTCTTTTTCCTGGTTCCGGCAATCTCGTAATATTTTGCCCAGAAGAATTTTTTCATTCTCGGTGTGACCGTAATTACTCCACCATCGTTATGTATCTCCGACTGGACGGCTGTCGTTCCTGTCTCTACCAGATCATCAGTTTGCCGGAAGGTACGTATCGAATTCATCAGGCTGCCTTCGTTGTACATGAGTTTACGCCCGACAGGGCTTTTTCGGGCTTTCCATGCCTGAAATGATGCTCCCGTCCATCCACCTTTCACAAAGCACTCCTTGAAGAATTTCTTTGCTTCACCGGCAGCATACCGAGCTGCATTTCCTTTTATTTTTGTTGCAAAGGACAAAAAATCAGGAGTTTTGTTTGTTTTATCCATTTTAATTTGTATGTTTGTAGTCCAATTGCGGACAGGCTACAGCCGATCCGCCCCAAGAAAAGGCAATAACTCCGGTTGTTGCCTTTTCCGATTCTAACCGGATATCCCGTCCAATGCATCGAATTGACCTTTCTCTATCTGTTTGCGGGATAACCGTATCACTTTCCCTTCCCGGATCATCACTACGTTCTGAATATTCCGGTTCCTGTTGTTGAGCGATCCTTTTAATCTCCTACGAATTATTGTCGTGATTTCAGTTTCAGCGACTGATGAAATATCGAGTACAACAGTTTTTGCACCTTGTTTTGATGCAGACTCTATTGAGTTCTTCAAAAATCCCTGCAGGGTATTGCTTTTTGACGAATATGTTTTAAGGTCGGCATACTCTTTTGCCGATCCGATACCCAGTTCCGGATTCTTATATCCTTTCGCATTTATATGCGGCCGGATATAGATATTTTTACCCAATTCGGCAGCAATCAGTTTCGCGGCATTGACATTCTCTTCAAGATAACCGGTATCGGAAAAATCGCTGATAAAAATTTTATGATCCCCGGATTCAATTACCCGGTTGTAAGGCATGAACCTTTTCATCATTTCAGTATTTTGGAGTACTATTTGAGATGTTTTTGGAGACATGTCAAAATAGCTGTGATCCCTGCTGTATATTTCACCATTGCGCCCTGGATTGTTCGCAAATGACGGGTTTACATTCACCAGTTGTTTGACTACAGTAGGCGGATCGGTTGTCTGTTCCAACCAGCATCTGCAGTTATGGTCATATGGTGGGGATTCCGTCCATTCATCGACCGGTTTCACTATCCCCTCGTTCGCGGCATGTGTATCACGCACTGCGTCATCGAGCATGGTCCTGTTTTTCAGGTTCGGGTAGACATCCTTATCACGCTCAAAATCCTGCCATTCAGCCGCCATTTGCGCTGACCGGGCAGTATCCCGCCGTTCAGTTGTGAGCCATGCATCCATTTGTAGTTCGGTAACCTTCCGGGCATATTCCTTGAATTCCTTTTCACCTAAACCCGCACCTTTGGCCGCTGCCATATCGCTGAGAACACGATGTGTTTTCGCTCCTGAAAACCGCAGGATATTCTCACGCAGCTTCCGTCCGGTTGCATCGTTGTAATACTCATTACCGTAACCGTTTTCTGCCGATTTATTCAGGGCATTGTATGTCTTCAATACGAAATCACGGTCAAGATCGCCGGGCTTTATATCTCCCTTGAATAGCTTTTCGGCAACCCGTTCGGCCGCCGCATCCCATGCACGTGCATAGATCAACCCTGCATCCAGTTGTCCGGATTTAGCCGACGAACGGACTAAGGTTCCCGGTTGGGATTTTTTTTTTACTCCGGGCTCACCTCCTGAAGGGGTATTTCCAAAAATATTCTTGATACTTGTAAATGGCAGGCCGGTGATGCGTTCGAGTTCCTCTATATCGAATTCGTAATAGGCCGACAACTTGGAGATGCTATCTACTATTTCTTTAACTGACAGACTTTCGGATTCATCGTATTCGAAGCGAAGTTTTGCCAGTGGTGCATATACGGGAGACAGTTTTACCAATCGTGGTTTTATCTCCTGATTAAAATAGAATTTGAAGATCAGTTTATCGACCTGGTTACGTAATTTAAGAAGCCTCTCATGCACTTCCGCTGTCCCGACAAATGCCTTCTCGTCTGTTGTTCCCGTACCCCCATTCAGATATTTACTCATTTCCTTATTGGCCACATCATCCATCAACGCCTTGAACGTGTTATGGGCATCGACATTATACCCTTGAGGGGTTTCTATTCTTTCGTCGCCCTGTAGAACCGCGAAATGATTCATCCGGAAGTTTTCCAACATCTCGAACAGTTCATCCCTACGGTTCGTATCCATCCGGTTGGTGATAGCAAATATGGGAGGAACACCGTATTTTTCAATATATGACATCCATGAACCAAGTCCCAATTTTTTGGCAATGACAATAATCGCTACCCGATTGAGCATTCCGAGGTTCCAATCCCCACCGATCTGGACATAATAGTCTTTATACGCCCCTTCCTTGTAACTTATCCCGTCATTGTCATATTCACGTTTGAGGACTATTCCCTTTTGCGGAATAAAATTCGATTGTGGCACTTCGGTAATTTCCTTGAGCTCCATATTTTCATTGAGTTCGAACATCTCAAGCAGCTTGGTGCCCTCGAACGTATGGCCGCATATAAGTTTGACCAGTTCAATATACCAGGGTCGCTCCAGTAATTTTTTGGATACCTCGTCTTCGTTGTCGTTATCATCGACAAGTTTGAACGGTGCACATTGCACCGGAAGGATACGGTTTTCTATACAGGCGGAGAGATGCAGGTCAGTGAGCAGATTTTCATAAAATCGCATCAGGTCACCACGACGCGGGTTGTCGGGGTCGGTTGCAGTCATGAGTGCCATCTTCCAGTCCTTTATTTCCTTTGCACGCATTGCCTGTGATTGGCGTTTCCAGTCAATACCCTTGCCGCTGTTTTTTCCCTTGTAATAAGCCTGGATTATTGTTTTATAATCGGCTTTGTTTACAAAAAATGTTGCTACTTTTTGAATGATATCCATAGTCGTTAAATGAAATAGTCTTTATTGGTTGTATTGCCCCACATAATGTTTACCGGGTTGCCGCTGTCATCCCTTTCAGGTACTTCGGGCAACGTGTCCAGTTTTTGCGATCCGGATTGAATATTTTTGAGAATGGAGATTGCCTCATCATATACCAGTTTATAATCTTCAGGAACTTTCCGGGCAGCATTCCGTCGTACAATCCTATATGTGACAATCATCGAGATAACCTGCGTCAAAATGGGATGGCGCATCGGAGATTCCTCATTGAATATTTCACCGGTTTTATAGCGTCCGGAAATATAGGATACTACAAAGGCGATGGCTTTCTTTTCAATCCTGTCGACAGTTGCACCATCGAGTTGGATGGAGTCGTCGAGCATCCGTTCCTGGATAACATCGATCAGGTCTTCACGTGTAATGTACTTCATATCATAAGTTATATTTACGTTTCATTTTTCCGGTTCGGTAGGACTTTTCGCCATTATTGCGCCGTGATGACGTCGTGTACCGTTCGAGTGTCGCGATTGCCTGCTGATCCGCATCGGGACCATCATCGTGCTCCGTGCTCCCTTCTTCGACCGCACAGAGCTGCATGACGTCCACCTGTGCATCCGATTTCGATTTCAGTTCCTGATTGTAATAAATACGGGAATTCTGATAATACGGTTGCATGGTGAGCAGCCGACCGAGTTTGTTTACACGTGGCGTATCCACTTTCATAATGTTCAGGTAAATGCCGTAGGCATCTTCCGCTTCCTGAATATTACGCTGAACCTCTTCGTTCCAAAACTGGGATTCGTATTGAAAAATAACATTAACGCCTTTGGGTAATGATTTTTTAAACTCGCACATCCAGTTGCATGCCAGCTTCATTTTTACCTGTTTCAGAAAAACATCGATCTTATAGAACTTACGGTCTTTTGTTCCCCATGCTTTTACGGAGTTATAGTCTGATGTGTCATTGTCAGTGTATGCGATATCCCAATGGACTACGATCATCTGCATATCGTGTAAGTCCGGAAGTTCACACCACTGGATATCGTCCTCACTGAAGTTCTTCCCCTCAATTTTTGATTCATGTAGGTATTCCGCATAAGCTGCCGATATTCCCATGTCGGATTCCTGCTGTCGGTAATACTCGGCATCGTACATGGCAGGCCATGCGGGTTTATAGGTGATCTTGTTATATGCCTTGACCTGATGTATCTTCCATTCCGGGTGACGCTCTTGAAGAATGGTTTGTGTCATGACACGGGCAAACCGGTTGTTTGCATACAACAGCCTCCTTTTTTTACCCGTCATGGAAGGTATCATCTCCCGCTCGATGTTATTCGCTTGTTCATACATCCGTTTCGGGTTCTTGATTGTATCGGGCGTTTCCAAGTCATCGACAACCCACAAGGTCGGGCGGCGTTGCTTTACACGGGTACCACGTTTTTTCTGTTTGATACCAAAAGCCATACCGATGAAGCGCTGATCCATCGTCTGGAAATTGCCACTTTCCCAGTTGCTGCTACCTTTTTGTCTGCCGAAATCGTTAATGATAAGAGGGTTTGCTTCCAGTTCAGCCTGTATATCATCGAGGAGAAGGGAGGCGTTATCCTTATTGTCTGAACACAGGCAAAGGAAAACATCTTCATCGCGCATCCATAACCACAGCGGGATGACAATATCACACCACACGGATTTAGCCAGCCCGCGTCCCCATTCCGCAAAACCCTTGAATAACGGATCATCTGCCACTTCTTTGGCGAAATCAATCTGAAAGTTCGCGCTTTCGACAGTAGCATAATGTGGAAGATAGGTTTTAACCATGAACCGCGGATCAAGAAAGGCCATTCGGATACGTTCTTTCTTTTCGGCCTCCGTTTCAAAAGCATTAACCTCTGTTGAATTACGGGTAATCTCCAGTTTCTTGAGGTACAGTTCCGCTTTTTCCTTATCTTTTTGCCTCTGCGTTGCCATTATCCCAGTTCATTGGTTTTCTTTCGGATCAGGTATGTTTGAAAATCGACAGTCTGTTTCCAAAGATTCTCATTTTCTACCCGCATAGTTTCGAATATATCTTCCATCACATCTATATATACCCCGAGTGTCACACGGTTCTCTTTCTGGATCGTGAGAAGGGTTTTATTGTGCTTTGATATCTCGTCGGATAACGCACCGGCTTGCTTACGCAGATCGAGTTCCTGTTCCTTATTGCCGGTAGCAATCGCATCGGTGATCAGTTCTTCGAGCGTGAGCCTCCGTTCGGATAGCAGCTTTATGATCTGCTTGATATTTTGCACGGACGTTGAGATGGTCGATTGCCTGCCTGCCTTTATATCACGCCAGTTATCTGATTTTGCCCAATCGGACATGGTCACCTCGGACACGCCCAACATTTCGGCAGCGGCCTTTTGCGTGTAACCCTGCACGACTACCAATTCATATGCAGATTGGCGCAGCTTTCCGTAATCGGTTTTAGTTTGCCTTTGCTGTGTACCCCTGGTTGATTTTTTCTTTGATCGTTTTTTCATCTCATCCGCTTTTTTATTACAAAAGTGGATTTTTAAGGTATGAAAAGGAAAAAGTGTATTAAGGGTTGGAATGATTGTATTAACCCTTAATACGATTTTTGGTAATAGTATGCCAATTATAGAAGTTTGCCGGGAGATTTAATTCATCAAAGAAATCGCAAATGAAGAAAACGCCGTTTGAAATAAACGCAAAACAGGAGGGTAAACGCGCCTTGGTAAGAATTGTCGGCGAGATAGGTTGGGATACGGATTCGAATTCGTTCCGGCAACTGATTGATGACCTTGTGGCCGATGGTTGCACCGAGGCGCATATCTATATAAACAGTCCAGGGGGCAGCTGTTTCGACGCGGCGGAAATCGTGAATATCCTTTCCGCTTTCGGTGGAAATATTACAGGTGAAGGCGGTGCGCTGGTGGCCAGTGCGGCAACCTATATCGCTGCACACTGCAGAACGTTTTCCATGCCGGAAAACGGGCAGTTTATGGTGCATAAACCCAAAGGTGGCGTATATGGTACCGTTTCGGAACTGACCAACTATCTCAAGCTGCTGCAAGATGTGGATGATGACTACTACGAAACATTATCCGCTTTGGTGAAAGATAAAACAAACTTTACCACCAAGTGGAATTCCGGTGACTGGTGGATGACTGCCACGGAAGCAAAGGAAGCCGGATTTATTACCGATGTGCGCGAACGTGTGAAAATCGACCGTAACACGGAAGCCATGATCCGCGCATGTTCCGGACGAGGGAAACAACCTGAATTAACAAACCAATATAATTTGAATATGGATTTTTTGAAAACTACCGCTCAAATGCTCGGATTGCCGGAAAACGCTACCGAGGAGCAAATTAATGCCGCTATCACCGAAAGCAAGAAAGCAAAGGATGATCTGGCCGCATTGAGAAAAGAGATCGCCGACAAGGAAAAGGCCGAGAAAACAAAAAGAATTAAAGACGCTTTGGCCAAAGCCGTAGCGGAAAAGCGCATCAAGGCCGATGCATGTGGCGATTGGGAAGAAATGCTGGAGGCCAACTTTGAAAAAGGGATGAAAGCATTGGAAGCTATTCAGCCCGTGCAGAAACTCTCTGCCGGAATGCATTCTGGCAAAACTCCGGCAGCCGCCACCGGAACCGTAACCCACGAAGGTAAAACCTTTGAAGAGTTGCGCGATGAAAACCCCGAAGTGCTGGCCGCTTTGATGGATGACGATTCGGAAGCATACGATGCTTTGTACGAAAATTATTTGAAACGTAATAAACTGAAAGAACAATGAGCACAACTTCAACCGGACAATGGCTCAACCAATATGTTGCGCCGCAACTCCTTGAGGAGTTCAAGAACTACAAAAACGATTTTGTAGGCGTTATTCCCGGTGCACCGAAAGCCGCCATCACGGCAGACGGGCTCCGTTTTAACAAGTTGATCAACAATGTGGGCTTCTATGTAAACAATGCAGATGATTTCACGGCCAAAAAGATGACCGGCGAAAAAACATTGGTTGACTGGGAAAAATATGACACCGATCCCACTGAAGTGGACGATGCCGAAATCCGTTCGCTGGCTTACGACAAAAGATCGCAGGTTCGTGTAAAACATGCGGAAGCTTTCAAAATAGGGATTCGTAACCATATCCTGCATAAGCTTGCACCAAACGCGAATGTGGACGGCAAGATGCCGGTGATCCGTACTTCCGGTGATGCCGTCGGCACAAGAAAACGGTTAACGTTTGCCGATCTGGTATCGTTCCGTGAAAAGATTCGAGCCCTGAACCTGCCGAATGAAAATGAATTCTACCTCGTTCTTTGCCCGGAACATTCTTCCGACCTGTTGCTTGACCGTGACGGTGCAAAGGATTTCGCAATGAGTCTTTTCATTGATCCGATCTCAGGGAAAGTGAAATCGTTCCTCGGTTTCAAAATATTTGAAAACAACCAGGCAAACATCTACGATTCCACCGGAGCAAAAAAAGCCGTTGGAGCAGCTATGGTTGCCGGTGACTTTGCCGCGTCGACATTCTTCTACGGACCGAATGCGGTCTATCACCTGAATGAAACGAAAATCCTGTACAAGCCGGAAACGATCGATACCAAATCGGCCGATCCTAAGAGCGAATTTCGCACACAGACCTACGGTTTGGTTGACCGGATCGTGGATTATGGTTTTGGTGCGATTATCTCGGCACCATCTGCTTAATTTCAATATTCCAATGATTCAAAAGGCTCCTCCCGGAATGAGGAGGAGCCTTTTTTTAAACGAAACGAAGATGAGTAAAAATTTACAAGAAATTGCCAACGATGTACTGAAACGCTATCCGAATGAAGACAGGGTACACGTTACAGAAGATGGACAGGCTTTTTTTGACAGGAGCCATGCTATTAACCATTCGCGACGGAATAGAACGGGAAAAGTATTGAAACTTGAGTCGTTTGAACGCGAGGTGAAAGAAACCGGTAAGAATCCCGATTCTGTTAAAACGGTAAAAGAGTTATCGGAAACTTTAAAAACCGCCAATGCCGATGAAGTGAATGCAATTATTCAGGCTGAAAATGCCCTCCCCTACGGTGCGCGTAAAACAGTGATCACCACCGCGGAAAAACGATTGAAAGAACTTAACGCACAATAAGCTATGAGTTTCAAAGGAACAATTATCAATAAGAACGAGGGCGGCCTGGGGGTCACTTCATCCGTTGACCGCACGGCCGTGATCATTCTCGGGATGGGGGCGACCGAAAAGGTATTGAACAATACCGCGTACGAACTTTTGCAAATTGAAGATGCAGAGGCGATGGGAATAACCGAGGCGGCCGACAATGACGGTAAACTGTTGGTTTATGAGCATCTCAGCGAGGTATTCCGCCTTTCACCGGAAACCCGTGTATACCTGGTTACCGTTCCGGTGGTAACAAAGGTGAGCGATTTGAAAAACCTGACGGATTTGAAAGCTGCATTGCGTGGGATAGATGGCTTGAATACCATTGCTGTGGCAGGATTGACGGCAGACGAAACGTTGCAAGGCGCGGTGACGGGAGCTCAATTGTTGGTTGATGCATTCTCGGAAGAACATATTCTCATTGATACGGTGATGATTGAAGGTGTTGGTAGCTACCTGTCTGCCGAAACAATTGCCGGGTATCCGGATTTACGGGAGATGGCATCACCCAATGTAAGTGTGATTATCGCACAGGATTCGGCCGTGGCTGCCCGTCAGCCCGAGTATGCCGGATATGCTGCCGTTGGATCGGCTTTGGGTATGTTGATGGCGCGCTATGTGCATGAAAACCTCGGTAGCGTGGATATCGAAAACAAACCGAATGCAAGCAAGGGAGCGAACAGCTATCCCCTGTCGAGTACCACGCTCGGAAAATGGCAGTCGGCACAATTGAGCAACGGTAAGAAGTTTTCGTCGCTTTCATTTGCCGACCAGCAAAAACTGGATGAACTCGGGTACATCTATGCAGGATCATTCGCCGGCTTTGGGGGTGTGTTTCTCAGCGACTCACACACTTGCACGGAGATATCGAGCGACTATAACCGCATTGAGCGCAATGCGACTTGGAACAAGTCGGCTCGTATAATCCGGAACATACTGATCCCGCGTGTCCGCTCGAAAGTCGAGTCCGATCCGTCAACGGGATATATCAAGCACACCACTATTTCTGACTGGGACGGACGAGTAAGGTCGGCACTTGAGGTGATGGTATCCGCAGGAAATGTTTCCGACTTCGATATCTACATCAATCCTAAACAGGCGGCGGTCAGTGCCAATCCATTTAACGTGAAGGTGCGACTGGTTGCGCATGGTATCGTGCATGAATTCGAAGTGGATTTGGGTTTTACTACTAATATTTAAATGATATGGAAAGAGTACTGATAAATAAATTTGGGAAGGTGGCCGGATGGAATTCCGTTACCACAACAATGCTCGGTCGCGACCTTGAAGGTATAACCGAACTGGAATATGACGATTCCGTATCAAAAGAAAATGTGTATGGTGCAGGTGCTTTTCCCATAGGCCGCGGACATGGCAACTACGAGGCGAAAGCATCCATCACCCTGCTGAAGGAAGAGGCCATTGCCTTGCAACAGTCGTTGCCGCCCGGCAAAAGACTTACGGATATCGCTCCCTTCGACATCGTTGCCAGTTATGAATATGGCGGGTTGATCTATAAGGATCGCATCCGTAACGTGGAGTTTACCGGCAATAGTGTTGCCGTGAAACAAAACGACAAGCAGATCGCCACAAAATATGAGTTGATCGTAACCCATATAGACTGGAACGTGCTTTGACAAAAACTAATTTCAATAAAAGAATAACAAAATGAAACCATTTACAAAGATTTTACTTGCTTTCCTTTCGCTGCTTGTATGTAGCGTTATCGTCGCGGGAGGTTCTCCCGAAACTTTCAATCCTGTTTTTCATGGCAATATGGACATGTTGATCGCGGCACCTTTGGCGGCCGTGGCAATAGGCACCCTTAACGTGGAAAACCTGAAAATCCCCATTGCGGAGTTCGAGCAACTAAAAACCAAATACGGGAAACTATACGTAATCGATATAAAACTGGATGAAGATGAAATATACCAGTTTGTTGTCCGTCGGCCTACCCGTGATTTACTTAGCGCACTGGCGAAATATAAAGACGATATCGATAAGGCGAATGACCTGATAATAAAAAATATGGTTGTTGCCGGGGATAAGGATGCGTTCGATGACGGGTTGGTATATGCCCGCCTGATGAAAGAAACGTCCAAAATCATCGAACAGGGCTCCAGTTTTTTATCCAAAGCATAGAGCAGCATAGTTGTCCGGATGATATGATATTCCAGGGTAATGCAGCGATACGAAGATATTACGGCATAGACCCCGGAACGCTGACGGACGATGAATGGTGCCGGCTCTATGCCGAATACCAGCACACCACGTTGATGGTGGCAAAACAGCAAAAAGCCTCTTTTGAAGCCGCATTGATTGAAATAATAAACAAATTGTTTCCAGATCAGCATGTCTAAATTTACTACATCGTGGATATTGCAACTCATTGATAATATTACATCGCCGATGAATAGTATCAATGAAACGGTTGATGATGCACGTGAAAATGTGGATCAACTGGATAAGTCATTCCGTGACTTATCTGCCATCGACCTGCATGCCATTTCAAGAAGTGTGGAAGATTTATCGCGTATGCTGAATGAAGCATCGGCGCCGGGTATTGCTTTCGACTCCCAGTTAAGGGAAGTTCAGGCAATAACCGGGCTTGCCGGAGAAGAACTTGACAAGCTGGGGCAGAGTGCCCGCCGGAACGCAAAAATATTTGGCGGGGATGCGGCTTCGATGCTGGATAGCTACAAGGGGATTATCGCCAAATTTGGTCCCGACATTGCAGAAAGCGATGAAGCGATGTCCATCATGGGAACAAATGTAGCCACTCTCAGCAAATTGATGGGAGGTGATGCGGTGGGGGCAATGGACGCCCTTACAACGGCCATGTTGCAGTTCGGGGTGGACTTGAGTGATCCGATTGCTGCATCAAAGGAAATGGAACGGATGATGAACGTCATGGCCGCAGCCGGTAATGAGGGCGCCTCAGAGGTTGACATGACATCCGAGGCATTGAAGCAGGCCGGTACGCAGGCCAAAAATGCGAATGTTTCCTTTGAAGAGACTAATGCCGCATTGCAGATATTGGCACAGGGAGGTGTGACCGGATCAGAGGCGGGAGTGAAATTGAGAAACGTTCTATCCAAGATGGCAGGTATTGATGTGATACCCAAAGAAGCTGCCGAGAAGCTGGCCGCTTTGGGTGTGAACTACGACATTGTCTCCGATAAGACAATTCCCTTTACCGACCGGTTACGTGAACTGAGGAAGGCGCAGGGAGATGCAACCATCATGGCGCAGATATTCGGCATTCAAAATGATGCGGCAGCACAAATCCTATTGAATAACATCAACGTCCAGGATGAACTTGTTGAAAAGATTACCGGTACAAATGCGGCTGTTGAAGGTGCGGAAATCATCATGGAAAGTTATGCCGAGCGGATGAACCGGAGGAAAGCATGGATATCTGACTTCGGGATCTCGATTTTCAGTGTAACTCAAAATATCCTTCCGTTTGTTGACGGCCTCGGAAGTGCGGTAATGGTACTGACTAACCTGGCTAATGCGCAAAAAGGTGTTGCCCTGCTATTATCAACACTTAAAACAATGCCGGTAGTAGGTAAATTGGTTACCGGGGCTTTCAATCTTATGTCGCTTGGTGCGAAAGGGCTTGGCGTGGCAATTATGAATATTCCGGTACTGGGATGGATTGCCGCCGTTATAGCTGCTGTTGCTGCATTGGTAACATATTTATGGAATACGTCTGCCGAATTCAGGGGTATCCTGACAGGTGTATGGGAGGCTGTGAAAACATATTTTTCCGGAATCGGAAATTATATCGGTGAAGTATTCGAGGGCATTTGGCACCTGATAAAAGGTGTATTCAACCCGAAAAACTGGTTCAATGATAACTACAGGTTTGCGGATGGTTTCGACAAAATAAGAAATGCGGCGGTAGAATACGGTGAAAGTATCGGCAGGGCTTTTCAGGAAGGTAGGCAAAAAGGAATAGACTCGTTTAATGCCGATAAAGAAAATAACGAGGAAGAAAGTACTGCAGGGAAATCAGGAGGAGTTTTAACTTATGAAAATCTTGTAAATGGAAATGGTATTCCCGATTATAATGCTAATAATAAAGGTAGTAGTAGAAAGGGTTCCGGCACCAAAGAAAAAGGGTTATCTCTTTCCGGTAATGGATCAGGTAGTGGAAGAATCATCACGATGAACATCACGATGAATAATAATTTTAACGGCAAAGGTGGAGATGAAGCGCAAAAGATAGTACGTCAATTGCATGACCGCCTGAGCGATGCCCTTACAGCGATATGATACAGCTTCCTGACATAAAGAACATGACCGACCGCAACAAAGCATTTGCGGTTGCCGGTATTCTGGGTGATATCTTCGGAATATCAAGTCCAGTATTCCTCCCGTGGGGAAAATCCCCGGAATATTCGGTTCAATCTTTTCCGAGTGTAGAGATTATCGATGTGGAACCGGCAGATACAGTTACTAATTTCGGAGTTCCTGTTTATGGCACATTTGTCTTTAGGGAAGGAACATATAATACATACGATAAAAGTACTGGAAGGATTGTATCAAAAAAAATGACAGGAATGGTAATGCCTTATTCCTGTGTTGCTGAGTTCAGTCGGGCAATGGTAATGACGGAAACTAATGTGCTTGGAACATCCGGAAGTGTAAAAGAAATATATGGTCTGGAAGATTGGCATATCCGCATCCGTGGTCTTGCATTAGATAATTCTACTTGGGGATCAGGTTTGACGGCTCAGGAACAAATAAATATACTCCTTGGATGGAGAGAAATTTGTGATGCAATTGATATCAGCGGAAAGATATTCAATGAAAAAGATATTTATCGAATTGCCATCAAGGATATGTCCATTCGTCCGGTAGAGGGGCGCTGGGGAGTGATCCCGTTTGAGATTGATGCTGTAAGTGACGAACCCATAGAATTGATGATATGACATTAACGATGGCAGCACATATTACTTTCGGAGCAGCACACGGCCGCCCGGCATTCGATATGAGGCGTATTTCCAGTATCCATACTGAAAGCAGTTGGAAAGAATTTACCAACCGTGCTGAAATTGTGTTGCCACGCAATATAAAAGATTTCCAGAAGTATAAAATCGGAGAGGTATTTCAAGTGGGTGATCCGGTAATCATCCGGTTAGGATACGGTGAAGGTGATCTTCCGGTAGAATTTGAGGGTTACCTGTCTGATATTGCCGAGGGTGTCCCGGTAACACTGAAAGCCGAAAACGAGATGTTCAATCTGAAACGAGGTTCGGTATCGGTTTCCAAACCGAAGATAACACTGAAGGAACTACTCCAGGCTATTGCACCGGGTTATACTATCGATTGTCCGGATATACAACTCGGAGCCGTTCGATATTCAAATGTAGCTCCAATCAAAGTACTCGAAGATATAAAGAAGGAAGCGGGGATCAGTACATATTTTGATGGAAAAACACTCCGGAGCGGTATAATTTATTCAGATCAAAGTGATACCGATCCGGTAAAGATCATTCTCGAAAAGAATGCTGTTAGCGAGAACCTGAATAAAAAATCGAGTGCAAGTGAAAAAGTTACCATACGCGCTATCTCTTTACTGAAAAATGGGAAAAAGATACAGGTAGAGGTCGGGGATAAGGGTGGATCATCCATCCAGAGAACTTATATCGGCATCGAAGTGGAAGCGGAACTGAAAAAACAAGCTGAGCAGGATTTGAAAAGATATAAAGTTGAAGGATTCGACGGTACCGTCACCCTGTTTGGTATCCCGCGAGTAGAGCACGGGATGAAAATGCAGATGGAAAGTATATTCTACGAAAATATGAACGGAACGTATTTTATCGACAAAGTAGAAAAGGAATTTGACCGGGACGGTTATCGTCAGGTTTGTACTTTAGGAAATAAAGCGGTATGAGCAGAGATATTGATAAACTGGCAGAAGCGATCAAGCGCACGGCTTCGATTCCCCAAATGGCACAATTACGGTTTGCCATATGCACATCGGTTGACTGGGATAACCGCGTGATGGAGGCTAAAGGAGTTTCGGATGAGTTGCCCTATTACGGGGTGATGCTTGGTTTCGGATTTATCGACATAAAACCAAAAACCGGATCACTCTGCCTGATTGGCATACTGGAAGGTAAAGAGGCATATTCATTCCTGATCAATGCCGACCAGGTTGAAGATGTGGAGCTCAATATCGAACAATTAAATATTAACGGTGGTGAGAATGCCGGTATGGTCAGGATCACGGAACTGGTGAAAAAGTTGAATGTGATTGAAAAGGATTTAAATGCTATTAAAAATGTATTTAAATCATGGACACCAGTACCACAGGATGGCGGATCATCACTCAAAACAGCATCGGCCGGTTGGGCGGGAAGTAGTATCACAGAGACGAAGCAAAGCGATATTGAAAATGAAAAAATAACGCACTGATGAACGGTATTTTGATTGATAACGACAACGATTTGAGCATCACTGTCAAGCGGGATAATGATGGCAAGATCATATCCGGGCTCGTTATCGCCGAAACTCAAATGCAGGATGCTTATATGGTTTTATCCCTCAACCAGGGCGACCTGAAAGAAGACCCGATTGCCGGTGTCAACCTGATATCGCTTATTCGGGGCAAAATGGATAAGGAACGGATAAAATCGACTATAAAGATTGGATTTCAAAGATGTGGAGTTGATTATGATTCTGTAAAACAGAAAATGAAAGTGAAAGGAATTGATTTAAAATGAAACTCATAGTGAAAATTTTGGAGAACTTATCGAATGCTTTTAATAGTGTCTACGGCTGGTTTCTGACATTAATGACTGCCGCATTTACATTTATCCAGCCCGAGGCATGGAGTTTCTATGTGGTTGCGGGAGCCATAGCCGCCGATCTCATTTGGGGTGTCGCTGCTGCCATTAAATTAAAGAAGTTCATTCTATCACTGGCATTACGGGAAACGGTCAAGAAAATAGGTATTTATTCCTTTGCCCTGGTCGGAGCATTGGCCATCGAGAAGATCACACATAATGAAGGTAGTTTCATCGCCGTACGTTCCATTGCCATTTTTGCGGCCGTCTGTGAATTTTGGAGCATGTCCGCCAGCATGCTGATCATTAAGCCGGATATGCCTTTCCTGAAACTCTTTCGAGGACAATTAAAGGGTGAAATCGCTTCAAAAGTGAGTAAGAACGTAGATATTGACGAAATTTTAAAAGATTCAGTATATGAGAAAGATAAATAAAATAGTGGTGCATTGCACTGACACGCCTGCTGGCAGACCTCACACGGTTGCAGATATTGACAGGTGGCATAAGGAAAGGGGATTCAGGTGTATCGGGTATCATTGGATGATCTACCTTGATGGTTCGGTTCATGCCGGACGTCCTGAATCTGAAATAGGAGCACATGTGACCGGTCATAATGCTGATAGTATCGGCGTGGCGTATGTAGGTGGAAAGTCGGCCGACATGAAACGGATTGAAGATACACGTACACCTGCTCAAAAGGCAGCGATGTTCGACCTCTTAAAGAAGTTGAAACAACGTTATCCGGGCGCAAAAATATACGGTCATAGGGATTTTGCAGCCAGGGCGTGTCCGTGCTTCGATGCTAAAGACGAATATAAAAACATTTGATTATGAAAAAGATACTTTTTTTTATACTGGTTGTATCGCTTTCCGGATGTAGTATTTCGAAGAAAACGGCCGTGAAAGAAAATGTGAAACTGGATACGGTTGAGAACGTGGATAGAAGCGAAAAAGAAAACACCACGCAAAGCAGCTATACCGATGCGGTTAAAGAGGTGAAAACCAATGTAACCGATAAGACGATAACCAGGACTACTGAAACGGAGTACTCCGAACCTGATTCAACCGGTCAGCAGCACATCACCCGTGAACGTACAACTGAAACGCTTAATGATATTGCAATTTTGAACGAAGAGAACGAACGCATTATTAGTGAGCAAAGCCAGACAATTGAGCGTCTTACATCCGATAATTCGACACTTCGCACGCAACTGGAAGCATCGCATCGGGAAACAACAAAAACAACCACACGGCCGCCTATTTGGACGTATGTTGTTGCATTCATCACCGGTGCCGGTTTGTCATTAATCCTACGATCATGGCTAAAAGGAATATTCAAACTTTAGAAGGTCAGTCGGTTCTGGACGTTGCAGTTCAGACGGCCGGAACGGTGGAAGCCGCAATCGAGATGGCGATGGTGAACGATATTTCCATTACCGATGATCTTGAGCCCGCCGAGTTGAGAACTACTGATGTTCAAAACAAGTCGATTGCCGAATATTACGAAAGAAATACGGTGAAACCCGCCACGGCGGTAACCGATCCGGGACAAATCTTTGAAGACATCTTTACTCCAATATTCACATGAGAACAATTAACGAAATAGTACAATCGATCCGCACTGATTTTGTGTCGAACTCAACGCTTCAGGAGGTGTATGGCTTGGATACTTCTAAAACTTTTGATGAACAATTTTCAAAAGTAAGCATCGAGGCAATATTCACGTTTATAGTCGCCGTTGCGATCTGGACACTCGAAAGCCTGATGGATCAGCACAGGAAGGATATTAACGAAGCGATCACGAAGAATGCCGTTTGTTCCATCCCCTGGTATTATCAGCGTTGTTTGGAATTCCAGTTGGGTCATTTCGTTGAGTACAATCCGGAAACGTACCGCTTTGAATATCCCGAAGTCGATGAAGCTTCACGGATCATCAAATTTGCGGCCGTCCGTCAACTGGAGGTGGAGGGCGTGACAAAGATGCGTATCTATGTGTCGAAAGCGGGCAAGCAGCCCCTGTCAACGGCAGAACTGGAAGCGTTCAGGGCATACATCGTCGAGATAGGTGCCGCCGGGATACATTACGAATTCATCTCGCAAGCACCGACATCGTTGGCATTTACCCTTCAGGTAGTCCGTAACGCGATGGTGATCGACATGGCCGGGAACCGGCTATCCGGTTCAGGGAAACCAGTCGAAGAGGCAATATCGGCTTATCTGGACGGGATTATCTATGGTGGCGTGTTCAATCGTACAAAACTGGTCGACGCCATTCAACAGGCAGACGGCGTATCGGACGTGATTCTGAACGAGGTGCGGATCGGGGGTGAGGTTATAACGTCACAAAATATCGAAAGCTCGGGTGGCGCATTCGTATTCAATCCCGAAGGCTCTCAAATTACGTACACGGTATGAATATCGATTATAATAAACTGATTGAACTGTTATTACCGACGTTCCTACGCCGCCCGAGACTGTTTTCCCTGCTCCGGACACTTGTATCGAAGCCATTGCAGGAATTATTCTCGCAATTCCATTTATGGCGTGTGAAATCGAGGTATGAAGCATCCATAACACCGCAGGTGTGCTCGCTGATCCATGCCGTTAAACAAATGTTCGACTGTGTGTGTGAGATCACGGAATTGGATGGGAAGCCGTATGATTTTCTTGTGGAAATAGACCGCTCAACCGATTTAAACGCCATAAAAGAATTTATCAACCAGTATAAACTGGCGGGTAAATCCTATATTTTTAAACTCGGTGATGTCTCTTTCACTGCACTATGGATTAATTATGCCAATGAAGATCTTGTCGAACTCTATTCGGCCGAATGGAAGATGCACGTAAACGAGGAGGACGGTGTGAATCGAATTTCTATTTCGCTACTTAAGAATTTTGATAATAACGCATGGACAGTGAGGGCGCGTGCGGATAAACCGGTAAAGAGCAATTTGTTTATCTCGGTTTCGGTGGTTTACAGAATTCCACCAAACGGCATGATTCACCACGGCGGCGATGCTTCCCTTTCGTTAGCAATTGACGAGCAGGAACAGGAGCGGCAGGTTTCACTCTCTGATGAGCCGGGCGCTGTTATTTCATTCACCGCTTCGGTGATACCGAACAGGGATGATTTTTATACATATACAGTAAATGGAGGAGAAACATGGCATTAACAGGAAAGAAACGGAGCCTGACCGTAGAAATAACAAAAACATTGGCAGGTGAGACCGTGGACGGTTATCCACGAACCTATTTAGGCACGCTGTCATTTTCACACGCCGGAATTGATTATCCGGCCATAGATGCAGAGCAATTGGCATTGATACCCGTAGAACAGTATCAGGCGCGCTTGGCTGCTTTTATCGCGCATGTTGAAACGCAGGAAGCGGGATTAATTATCTCGGAAGTACAGACAAATGAACCGTATTACACACCGTAAAATTAAATACAATTATGGCTACATACAACGAACTTGAACAGAAGATAAACGAACTCAAAGCCCGTACCGGCCGCGCATCCATCTCGCCTGAAGAAACCTTCGGGATCATGGACGAAATGCTGGACAAATTGAAAGGGGTGGACATGAACGCCACTTCAATGTCCATCAAAAAAACTTATACATCCTATGCCGCCATGACCGCCGATGATAGTCCGGTAGATGATGAAGGAAGAGCGTTAAAGCCCGGCCAACTGGTAGCCGTCGCCAACGATGATGATCCGGACGAAAATGGTATTTACCGATGGTTATCACCCGGATGGGAAAAGTCCGGGGCACTCGGTGATCTGACGGCGTATGCCAAAACGGGCGGCTCTGAAAAAACCATTAAAGAAGTCGAGGACGAAATAGTTCAATTAGCGGGCGAGAAGGTGAGTTCTGAAAATATTATGCATTCTGTTTTTGAACGTGTTGATTTTTCAAATAATAGCCCAACATTGCCTGATGGATTCACTATCGAGAATGGAAGCCTTGTGTTTACAAAAGCAGACGGAATGAGCGGCAATAAAATAGCAATTATTCCTTTAAATATCCCAAATCGATGGAAAGCAGGTAAATACATATCAATGCGTGGAGCGTCTGTTTTTGGTAATGAATCAAGTATTACTTTGACATTTCATAACTCAGCCGGAACAGCGATGATAAATCAGGTTATAGGAGCGATTCCTAAAAGTGGTTCAAGAATAAAAGCAATAGTAAATGCTTATGATTCGTCAACTAAACAGGTCAAGTTGAATGTATCTATTAATTCGACAGCATTGTCAACAGGGGCGAAGGTTTATCTCAATGATGTAGTTTTAACAGATGTCGCGATTAATGATTTTAGGGGCTTAATCCAAGTCATATCTAATCCTGCACTTTTATCTGAAACAATACAATCGGTATCAACCGTGTCAACAGATTTGGATAAAGTAGAGAATTCGCTGGACGGGATAGAAATAATTACTGATTCAAAAGATCAAGTTAATATTCCCGATAGAGCAATTTCCAAGTTTGGTGGAGGAAGTGCTGACGTATCCGGTTATACTTCCAGCAACTATTTAGATATTCGGGGAGTTGACAGGATAGAAATGTGGGCGTCGATCACCAACTTTGCAACGGGCTATTGCCCGATTCTATTTTATAAAAATGCATCTACTGCAGGGTATCTGGACACATTAACTCCTATTTTTCATCGTAAAATGCCTTATATTGTTTATCGTGAAGCATTCAAAGAAGCAACGCATATTAGAGTGAGTTTCTTGACGGCTGACATTTCAACTTTTTATCTAAGATTGATAAAAGGCAGCACTTCTTCGTTCTATGAAGTGGCAAATGAAGGCATCTCGACTAAATCTGTCGAATGGGTTCAAAAAAATAAACCGTCTATAAAAGTGGCAAATATTGGCAGTTTTTCTGTTAGAAAAATAGTTGACAATCCGGTGAAGATTGACAATGTAAATACCTATTTGAAAGACTATGAGCCGATAAACAGAGATTTGCGACGTCCGTCTGGAAGGGTGGAGGTAACTGATACGTTCCTAAATGCCCCCGAGGTGTATCACGTGGGTAAATACACGGGAAAAATATATTGTTCTGGCACTGATTACGGCGGTTTATATGTCGCGGATGATTGGGCCGATTTCCTTTCGGGCAATACGATTAAAATAAGTATTGGTAACATCTATGCAGGTATTGTCGGCGTTAGAGAAATGCAAAATGGCGAATTAGTTATTATGGGAGGAAATGCTTTAACCGGTGGTGAAATAGATGCTCGGTGTGGCATTTATGTTTCGGCAGGATGGAAAACGGCAAGCATGACCAATACGCCAGTAGCATTTACAATAAAACAGGCATGGCAAAGCAAAAGAAATGCACCTCAGGATGCTTGGGGGTTTCACGTAGTTGGGAATCAAGTTCTTGTTTCAGAATATTCTGTTTCAGGTACAACTTTTGAGAATAGTTACGTATATTATTCGAAAGATTTCGGACAAACATTTTCAGCTATTTTCGACATTGAAACTCAATTTGGAAATTCAAATAATCGCGTTCCGGCAACTAATTATCAACACATTCACGGATGCACCATAGACCCTTATTGGAGCAGGTTATGGGTGTTTCCCGGAGAAAGCGCTGTCAATCAACAAGTAATTTCATATTCGGATGATGAAGGTGTGACGTGGACCCATCTCTCTACGACATATATGGAAAAGATGCTTACTCTCGGGAATTATCAGGCAATGAAATATTGCGCTGCTCATGCATTAGATACAGGTATTCTAATGGGAACGGACAGCCAGCCAAATGGTATGTGGAGATTCAACCGAATTAATCGTAACATGATTTCAGGCAGTCAAGCTGATTGCATTGAAGAAGCTAAACGATATGATTTGCAAATAACCAACTCAAGCACCGGTTATAGTGGTCACGAACGGACAATTACTCACATTATGGGACATATGACAAGGGTCATGGATGATAATTCAGCTTATCCGGTTATTGTGTGCTCCCCAATGGTTGGATTATACTCTAATATCGGAACCCCTGACCAATCCGGATTAGTGCATATCAGTTATGACGGCGTTAGATTCTGGGAGATTTGGCGCGAAACTGACGCCGCATTCAAAGCACCTGAAAATTTCATGGATAATAATATGAAGGCCTTCGCATATAAAGACGGAACGATTTATATTATTGCAAAGTATTATGATGGCGGCGCTGTAAGGAATAGGATTGTAAAAGGAGTTTTGCCTGAAGCTTATTGA